GAACACGGTCACGTCATCGTGTACATCAATGAAGACGGGTTGCAGACGTGTCTCACCTTCGATGACGAGAGGCAGATGGCAAGGGCAGGGGAATGTCTGCGCGACCTCGCACGCATCGGATGGGAAAGCGTCGAAATAGTTAAAAAACCCGAAAAATAAAGGTTGTATAAAGAAAAAGCCGTATCTTTGTAGGCGGATGGGATGAACCTGTCCGCCTATTTAATTAAATCACATCAAAGGTATTATGTTCGAAAAAGTCAATCCAAGTCACCCCGACAAGGTAGCCGACCGCATCGCTGGCGCGGTGGTGGACTTGGCATACAAAAAAAACGACAACCCAAAAGTTGCGTGCGAGGTGTTGATAGGCCACGGAACGGCAACGGTGATAACCGAGACAAGCGAAACGTTCACGGACGAAGAAATAAAGCAAATCGTTGAACGCATCGCAGGGAAGCAGGAACGTTACGTCATCAAGACCATACCACAGGACAAGCACCTCGCAGACAACCAGCGCGTCTGCATCCATTGCGGAGATAACGGGATATTCAAGGGAGTACCCGTGACGAAGGAGCAGCAGTATCTATCCGACATCGCTCGGAAGATATACGACACCGTCCCCTACGACGGGAAGTACATCATCGCAGACGGATGGGTGTTTATATGCCAGTCGAATACCGACGAGAAGACCGAGAACACCATCCGCACATGGGCGAAGCCTGAGACGTTCAACCCACTCGGAAGGTGGACGGGCGGTACGGACGTTGATGCAGGGGCTACAAACCGCAAGCTCGGTTCAGACATGGCAGATGCGGTGACAGGCGGAGGACTGCACGGCAAAGACCTGTCCAAAGCGGACGTAAGCGTTAATGTGTACCTTTGGTCGCTGGCACAGGTTACGTGGAAGAAGTACGAAGCGTTCTGCACAATCGGTAGTGACCATATCCTCGTCTACACGGAAGGAACAACACAGCCGAAACAAGTGAAGTTCGCGGATGTCGTATCGGAAGCGAAAAAGACCATCGAGGCGTTCGGAGGATTTGAAAAGCTGGCGGAGTGGGGACTAGTGTAAAGACGAAAGCGAGATAGAATGAAGATACCACCGATAAGAGAAGACGAGTCGCTGTCGGCATGGCGCAACAGGATAGCAGACCACTTCAACCTTTCCGAACAGGTGCGTGAAATCATCCGAGAGGTGAGCATCCGGTCATACATCATCGGAACGAACGTTGTCATCGACACGCTGAAGAAGGAGGGAAGGATATGAGACGCAAGGCCGAGGAACAAGCCCGACACTATTGCCGTGAGTGCATCCACGCACGACCCATCCACGACTTCCACACGCTGACCGTTCACGACCTCCAGCCGACCCTCGCAGAATGTCCGTTCGTCACCGACAGGAAGGTGTTATTATCAGAGAAAGCCTGTCAGACGCATTTTAATACGATTTGAGCGCATATTTTACACAGAGGTAATAAAGTGCCTACCTCGGAGCAGAAAGTACGGCAGCGCGTATTTTAGTGAAAAATAACTATGAACATAACAATCTGAACAATGGAAACAAAGAAACTTAAACTCACGCAAGTGACTGAGAACGAACGCAATCCGAGGATGATTACGGAAGCAAAACTGCAACAGCTCATTGACAGCCTGTTGGTATTCCCTCGTATGCTCGAGCTGCGGCCTGTCGTCGTAGACGAGACAAACAAGGCACTCGGCGGTAATATGCGCCTGAGGGCACTCGTTATGATAAGCGAGATGAACGAAGACACAATCAAGGATAGGCTTTCGGCGTTGAAAGGCTTTCAGAAGAAGACCGACGGGGAGCAGGATGCAATATTGAAGCACTGGGGGAAATGGCTTAAAAAGCCAGAGGTGACCGTTACGCTCGACAACACACTTACCGAGGACGAGAAGAAGCAGTTTGTCATAAAAGATAACGTTTCGTTCGGTGCATGGGACTGGGGAGAACTCAGCGGATGGGATGTTGAAGACCTCGGCGAATGGGGTATGGATGTATGGCAGCCCCAACAGTTAGACACTACCACCAGCAGCACCGATGACGTTTTCAATCTCCCCGAAGAACTTGACGGTGTGGACATCAATCCCGATGAACTTCCGAAGTATGAAGGGGATGATGAAATAGAAAGAAAACGTATCATTGTTGTTTACAAGCCCGAAGAAGAGGAACTGCTTGCGGCTTTGCTCGGACTGGATAAGATTGATAAGGTTGTTTACGATTATGAGAACGATTTGAGCGGAGAGTAATGGAATTCAAGGTGCTAATACCCTCATACCACCGTCACGAACGGCAAGACACTTTGGACTTATTGGCTTCCGATGAGTTTAAGAAAGAAGATATTGTTATTTCAACACAAGAAATAACTGATTTCGAAAAGTATTCGGCTAAGTACGGAAACCGTGCAAATGTTATTTACAAAGAAGGTAAATCCGTTGGTGATAACCGAAACACTCTTTTAGAATGGTGTCAGCAAAATAAAGTGAAACGTGCGTTAATGCTCGATGATGACATACGTGGGTTTCGAACATATAACGGGAAAAAGTTGGTGAGAGCCGATGATATAAAAAGAATGTTTGAGCAATGCTTTTCAGTTGCAGAGAAATACAACGCTCCCGTATTCGGTGCGTATATGGTCGATAACACTTTCTTTATGAAGAATACCATCAGTAAGAACAAATTGCTGATTGGAACTGTTATGGGGTTTACGGATACAAGTATCAGGTATGACCCACGATTCAGAATTAAAGAAGATTTCGAGTTGTGCTTGCGGCTTATCACAAAAGGGGAAACCATATTAAGATTTAATTCCTTTTCTGCGATAGCCAAACATAAGACAAAAGGAGGATGTGAGAACGATTGGAAACTTGGGTATCTTGAAGAAGTTGCGAATATACTTGTTATGACCTATCCTAATTTAGTAAAACTTTCCCACAGAAAGGGGGAAATAAAAATGATATAAGAGTATGGCATATTATAGTTCTCCCCGTTGGACAAACGAGATTGCAGACTGCTCGATGCCGATGACATTCGACACATACAGTAACTGTTCATTTGGTTGTCTTTATTGCTTCTCACAATTCCAAAGGGCAATAGGCAACGGAAAGGAAAACTATCTGCAAAAGAGCGTTGAAAACGTGAATCCAAAGAAGATAAAGCAGATGTTTTCAGACCCTGACAAATACGCTGGGCAATTCGCCACGTACATCAAGCAACGTAGAGTGATGCAATGGGGTGGCCTGTCCGATGAGTTTGATGGGTACGAAAGAAAATACGGTGTCACGCTTGACTTATTGCGTTTCTTCAAGGAGATAGACTACCCGTTGTGCTTTTCAACGAAGGCGACGTGGTTCACGAAAGACGAACGCTACATGGAGCTGATACGCGGTCAGAAGAACTGGAACTTCAAGTTTTCGATAATAACGAAGGACGCAGCGAAAGCGCGTGTAATGGAGAAGGGTGTGCCGTCGCCAGAGGAACGCCTGAAAGCCATCGAGCGCATAGCAGAAGCAGGGGCAGGAGGAGCCACGCTGCGCCTACGCCCGTTCATCATCGGCATATCCACACCGTCGTACCTTGACCTTATACGCGACGCTGGCAACCGAGGCGCGACAGCACTAAGCACCGAGTTTATGTGCGTAGAGCAGCGGAGTAACACCCTACGGGAACGGATGCCAATCTTCAATGAGTTGTGTGGTTTCGACTTCATGGCATTCTACAAAAAGTATTCGGTAAGTTCGGGGTATCTACGATTGAACCGCAAGGTAAAAGAACCGTTCATCCGCAACATGAAAGCCGTATGTGATGAAATCGGGATGCGCTTCTACGTCAGCGACGCTCACTTCAAGGAATTGTGTTGCAATGGTTCATGTTGCGGATTGCCAGCCGACTGGAACTATTCGCACGGTCAGTTCTGCGAAGCCTTGCAGATAGCGAAAAGGAACGGAAGGGTATTTTATTCAGACATTAAGAAGGACATCGAAGAGCTACATCAATATGAGTGGGGACGTGCGTGTGGCTACAACGCGAATAGTAGCGAGAAAAGGGCGCATTTCTACGGCATGACGATGGCCAATTATATGCGCTGGCTATGGAATAACCCACAGGCTGGTCAGTCGCCATACAAGCTGTTTGAAGGTATATTAAAACCATGCGGCAAGGACGCGCAGGGTGACATTATCTACGAATATAACGCGAAAAGGACGTTTTAAGGACGCACAGGGCGACAAAACACAACGGGGTAGGTAAGTGTCCGTCGGAGTTCAGAAATCGCGTTAGAGACGATTTTAGACAAAAATAATGGTAGCAAAGAAGATTAGCCGTTTGGCACAGAAGCAGAGAGTAATCGAGCAGCGGATGCAGATAATCGCACCGTTGCTCCGAGAAGGCTACACCGTGCGCGAGATACGCCAAGAGGTGATGCGCCGTATGGATTTATCATCGCTGGCTATCGGGACGGTGCAGAACGACATTAAGAGGCTCGGACAGGAATGGGCAAATGAACGCATAGACGACATGGAGGCTTTTCTTGCCATCGAGCTGAACAAGATAGACGGTATCATCCGCGAGGCGTGGAAGGCTTGGCGCGAGAGCCTTGAACCGACGGAGCGCGAGCGTACACAGCGTAAGGGCGTGCCGAAAGAAGATGCGGACAACAACGAGATAACAACGCTGTTCGTTGAGCAGACAAAAGACAAGTATCAGGGCAAGGGCGAGGGGCGTTATCTTGATATAATACTCCGCGCTCTGGAACGCCGCCACCGCCTACTCGGATTAGACCGCGTATCATTAGACCTGTCGGGCGGTATAACTGCCGACCTTGAGATAAGACACGTTAAGACTGGGTATAAGCCAGCCAGCAGCGAGGAAGAAGTAAGGCAAAGAGAAAGCATATAATGAACTTGTTTGACGTGAACGACGAGCTGTATGAAGCCAACTGCGACACCGTGTCGAAAGTGCTGGTTAATCAGGGAGGAACGTCAAGTGGGAAGACGTACTGCATTATGCAACGTTTGATAGAAATTTCCGTGAACGAGCCAAGAGTCGTCGTGACCGTCGCAGGACAAGACCTGCCGAACCTGAAAGTAGGTGCGATGCGAGACACCGATACCATCCTTTCAATGAACCCGTGGCTTTCCAAGTGGTTTACCATAAACAGGAGTGGAAATTACCTGAGGGGCATGAACGGCTCACTCATTGAGTTTAAGAGCTACGACAGCCCACAGGATGCAAAGAGCGGAAAGCGCGACTATCTATTCGTGAACGAAGCGAACGGTATAAGCTACGACATATACTGGCAGCTGGCTATACGAACACGCAAGCGTATTTGGCTCGACTACAACCCTTCCGCACGCTTTTGGGTACACGATGAAGTTATCGGACGTGAGGGTGTTAGACTCATCATATCAGACCACCGTGGCAATCGCTTTCTAACTGACGAGGAGCATCGTAAGATAGAGGGCATCAGCGACAGGGAGTTGTGGAAGGTCTACGCCCGTGGCCTGACGGGAATGGTGCAAGGGCTGGTGTTCACCAACTGGGACATCGTGGACGAGCTGCCACCGATGGAGGAATGGAAGATGTCGTGCAGAGGGCTGGACTTTGGTTTTAGTCAAGACCCCTCGGCACTTGAACACGTTGTCTTGGCGCATGGCGAGTTATGGGTGGACGAGGAGGTGTATTCGACAGGACTGACGAACCCGTTGCTGGCGAAGAAGGCGAAGGATGCAGGGGTAACGGGCGAGCATGAGATAATAGCCGACTGCGCCGAGCCAAAATCAATCGCGGAGCTGAGAGGTGAGGGGCTATGGGTGACACCATCGGCAAAGGGCAAGGACAGCATCGTCGTGGGGCTGGATATACTGCGGCGATACAAGATACACATCACGCGACGTTCACTCGGCATTCTCGATAACTTCCGCCGTTACTCATGGAGCAAGGACAGGGAGGGGAACATGACG